ACCACTGCTGGATTGTTTGATCCTTGGCAGCTTAGATATCCGTATCGTCAATTGGGATATTTTGATGATTGGACTGTAGGAATCACCGCAACCGATTTGTATTCGCCTTATGGTGATATAACACAAGCTTTGTTGTCTAGAACAAACTCTGAAATCAACAATATGAACGATATGAATCAGAGTTCTGCTGATAGCGAAGCTGATGTTTACTTGTTGCATCCGAAAGGCTCCACAGCTAATAACGATTTTGAATTTAATGTAGATAGTGAAGCAAAATTGTTGTTGATAGGTTCGGGAGGAAATTTAAATTTCCAATTCCAATACGGAACATATCAAGTAAACAAAACAATAACTCTTGCTGATACAGTTTTGTCGGATGTTCCAGGCAAAGTAAATGTTTACCCAGACAACACTGTTTTAAATTTCATCGAATCGTTGTCGGGTGATTTTGCAATAGGTGGTACTGTTGGTGCTTATACCGTTTCATTTAATGCCAACAAAAATAGTGGTGTGGTGACTCCAATTTACGCTAACGATTATTTAATTTTTGATAATCGTGTAAATTCTGATTTCTTGCGTGGCGCTCATCGAATACTCGGTGCAACAGGAACCACAGGCTACAATTATAACATAACAATTCTCAACAAATATTCTGGAACAACTAGTTCCACGTCTATATCTTCTTCGGTTGCTAGCACCACAGGTTGCATCAAGGTTGCGGATCTTGTGTTTAGTCTTACTAGCGGCACTGGAGCTAGTGTCCCAAGTTCTTTGTGGACATTAAATTCTCCATTCAAATCTGTAGCGTTTGGAATGACAGGTGCAACCGCAAATCTTGATATTGTGTTTACAGGATGGCAAGCAGGCTCGACTGGAACTGGAGTCGTATTAAAGAACGGTGCAATTGCATCGTTTAGCGATCGCTGTTGGTTTACTGATTTGAAATATGGTATAGTCAGCGATCGTAGTCATATTTCCGATATCAACGAAACGCTTTTCTAAGGTAGTCAAATGCCAAATTTTAACAACTGTCAAACTGGTATATACGCAAATGCTACAAGCACAATTCGCTTGACCGATAAAGTTTTGATCAAAGATGCTAATAATTCTGCCATAACTTTAAGAAATAGCAGCTATCTTTCGAATGCTGGAGTATCTGGAAGCACTGGCAGCTCTTTTGAAGTTGTATCATGCGTACGTGGTTTTCAAATTGAAACAAGTCACATGGACGTATCTAATGCTCGAATAATTGACACTCGATATGGTCTTGTGAGCGCAAACGCTTCTACTTTTAATTTAAATAAATCTGTGATAGAAGGTGGAGTTTATTCTTCGTTTACAGGTCAGGCATATGGACTTTACATTTCGGATGCTTCTTCAGGAAACTTTTTTGAATCGTCGGTGACTGGATATGTTGGTGGGACAGGTTCGCAAACAAGTGGAAATTTTGCGGTATTTAAAAACAGTACCGTGTTTGTTGGAGCAACCTCACAAAAATTGCAGGCAAACACAACAGCCCTTGGTGCAGATCTTCAAGGAAGTGTTGTTGTTGACACTTTTTTGGGTAACAAAATCACTGACGGAGATCGATTGGTGGTTTATATTGCACCCGAAGGATTACCGGACTAATCATGTTTTTACACCAAAAAGAAAACATCATAAACATCGACAATCGAGTTCGCCTTACTGTCGATCAATTTCGAGCGTTGGAACCAACTTACCCTTCGTTGCCTGCAGGATACGTTGAAAGATACTATGAAAAAAACAAACGTCACGACTTGAAAGGTCCTGGAAAATTAACCTTAAATGATGGTACTAGTTGGGATTGCGGAGATCGCATTTTTTCTAGAATCAATGATTTTTTGAGATTGCAACAAATCATTCAGCAACAAGAAGCAGCTATCAACGATCAAGTTCAAGCAGAATTGAACAAAAGAAAATCATACGAAGAATTGCGTCAGTCTGAATATCCTAAAATTGAACAAATGGTTATTGCCATGTGGGAAAATTTGATTGAAAAACAATCCAAAAAAGATTCGGGCATCAGCGATTTGCAGAAAATTCGAGAAGCTATCAAAGAAAAGTATCCCAAAAACGAGGAATAAAAAGTGGCTAGACCGCACACACGACAACAGCTTATAGATTATTGTCTTAGAAATTTAGGTCATCCTGTTATTGAAATCAATGTGGACGAAGATCAACTCGAAGATCGTGTGGATGAAGCTCTTGAATTTTTTGCGGAATATCATTTTGATGGTGTGGAAAAGGTATATTTAAAATACCAAGTTCAGCAAAAAGACATAGAAAACGGATACATCAGCATGACTGCCGAGTCGCAAGACAATGCTGGTATCACTGGTGCCAACAACTTTGTTTCGGGACCTGGTTCGGTTGGACAAAACGAAAAAACACTTGCAATCACCGAAGAAGGCAAAAGCGGCACAGTTAAAATAGAAGATTTGATTGCTAGTGTGTTGCAAGTTTTTCACTTTTCTGTTGGCACCATCAACATGTTTGACGTTCGATATCAATATGCATTGAACGATCTTTATACATTTGGTACCATAGAATTGATTCATTATTCGGTGACTCAGCAATATCTGTCATTGATTCGACAAATGTTGGCTCCCGAAAAATCGATTCGGTTTTCGCGCCGCAACAACAAACTTTATATCGACATGAAATGGCCACGCGACGTAAAGGTTGGAGATTGGATCGTTATTGAAGCGTATCGTGTGATGGATCCTCGTGTTTATCCTGAAATATACGACGATTTGCTTTTGAAAAAATACCTCACTGCTCTTATCAAGCGTCAATGGGGAGCCAATCTCAGCAAATTCAATAACATTCAAATGTTGGGTGGAGTTACATTCAACGGATCGCAAATATATGCTGATGCTATTCGTGAAATACAAGATATAGAAACTACCGTACAAAGTAAGTGGGAGTTGCCGCCTGATTTTATAGTAGGTTAAAAACCTAAATAATTAGCGATGTCTACCAACCATTATTTCAATAATATTCGTGCAAACAACGAACAAAATCTCGTTGAAGATCTTGTTATTGAAACAATAAAAATACACGGCATTGATGTTTTTTATCTTCCTAGAACTCTTGTCAACAAAGATAGTATATTCGGAGAAGATCCACTATCGCGATTCAGCAGCAACAAACCAATCGAAATGTACATGGAAAACGTGCAGGGATTCGGTAATGGTGATGTTCTTGGAAAATTTGGTTTGGATATCAAAGATACTGCTAGTTTTGTGGTCAGTAAAAAACGATTTCAAAAAGAAACAGGAATGTTGCGTCCTTTGGAAGGCGACATAATTTATTTTCCACTCACCAAAGGATTTTTTGAAATAAAATATGTAGAACACGAAAATCCATTTTTTCAATTAGGTAAAAATTACGTTTTCAAAATGAGTGTGGAGTTGTTCTTGTTCAACGAAGAAACTTTCAATACTGGAGAAAGCGAGATCGACGCTATACCAGAAGATGCTCAGTTCCGAATGTATTTGAATGTAAATGCTGCTAGTGGAACTGGTGCAGCATTTACCGTTGGCGATCGTGTGTATCAATATAAAAATGGTGCAACAGGTGGAGGTTTAACAAACGCAGATGCTACTGGTTACATTAAGGATGTTACAAACTCTATAATTACAATCAAGAATATCACTGGAAAATGGCTTGCGTCTACAAATTCCACAACAAGATATGTTATCAGCTCGAACGGAACTGTATATCGTACCGTTACATCTGTGGACGATAAAGTTTTACAAGACACTTACGATGACAACAAAGATATTCAAACTCGTGCCGATAACGATTTAGATTTTACTATAAATAATCCGTTTGGAAACTATTAATGTTAGAATATTTTCGTCACAATATCATAAAAATGATTGTAACAGGGTTTGGAACTCTGTTCAATGATATTTGGGTCGCAAAATACGATGCAAACGGAAACGAACTTGAACGATACAAAGTTCCCATCTCGTATGGTCCCAAACAAAAATTTATAACTCGTTTGGAACAAGAAACTCCCGAGCTTATTCGTAACTTTGAAGCGTATCGCCCTAGAATGGGTTTTGAACTCACCAACATATCATACGATTCGTCGCGTAAATTAACAACAACTCGCAGAACTGTAGCTTATACCACAACCGAAGGTAGCATGTCTGCACGCTACGAGCGCGTTCCTTACAATTTAACTTTTCAACTTCACGTTATCACAAAAAATACCGATGAAGCTTTGCAAATTCTTGAACAAATATTACCATATTTTGGTCCAGACTTTTGCATAACATTCAAAAATTTTCCGTTGGATGCTCAGGCTGATGTTCCTATTAGTATAGGTAACGTAAATTTTACAGAAAACTACGAAGGTAATTTTGAAGAACGCAAATCGTTTACCATAAGCATTTCTTTTACTGCAAAAACCAACTTGTATGGTCCAGTAAACACAAGCAAAGTTATTTTGCACACCGAAACAAACTTTTTGGACTATCAAACAATTGTTGTTGCAGGCACAACAGGAAGTTCTTCTGGATATCAAGTTCCTTATTTTGGAATCACGGGAGCCACTTTTGCAACTTGGTTGATTGGTGTGACAGGTGGTGCAACAGCAGGTTCGTTCGATGGCACAACAGGAACCATGTATACCATAAGAAAGCAGTATCCTCAGGATACATGAAAATTTTATGAAAAATAATGAACCATCCGAGAGCGACAAAAAAATAGCTGAACTTTTGAATATCGAACCTGATAAAACAGAAAATTTACCTTCGCAAATCGAAAATCAACAACAAATTGAAAACAAGCCTGTATCGGCAACTGGCGATAGCGATTTGGATTACACATCGGTTCGTCAAAATTTAAAAAAATTGATACTCACATCCGAGATAGCAATCGAAGGTATTTTAAATGTTGCAAACGAGGGTGACAGTCCACGCGCATACGAAGTGGTTTCCGATTTGATAAAAACCGCATTAGATGCAAACAATCGTTTGATGGAATTACACAAAACAGTCAAAGACATTAAAAAAGAAGAAGCAAAACCTGCAAAAGGCGATACAGTTACCAACAATTCGATATTTGTAGGCAACACTACAGATTTATTAAAAATGTTAAAACAAAAGAAATTACCAGTTGTTGATGCTGAAAAAATCACCACTGAAGATGCAAAGGATAGCAAGTGAGTGATAATTATCTTGGCAATCCGCTTCTCAAAAGCACAAATGTTCAGGTAAAATACACTGCCGAACAGGTGCAAGAATATGTAAAATGCGCAGATGATCCTGTGTATTTTATGGAAAAATATATTAAAGTAGTGAATCTCGACAAAGGATTAGTTCCATTTGAATTGTATCCGTTTCAAAAAAGAATCGTCAACACAATTCACAACAATCGTTTTACCATTTGTAAAATTCCACGTCAGAGCGGCAAATCGATCACTGTAACTAGTTACCTTTTGCATTATTGTTTGTTCAATCCAAACGTTCGTGTGGCTATATTGGCAAACAAAGGCACTACAGCCAAAGAATTGCTAGACCGTTTCAAAACAAGCTACGAAAATTTACCAAGATGGTTGCAACAAGGTGTTGTGGAATGGAACAAGTTTTCGGTGCAGCTAGAAAACGGATCCAAGATCATATCGGCTGCCACATCTTCTAGTGCAGTTCGTGGTGGTAGCTACAACGTTATTGTGCTCGACGAATATGCATACGTTCCTAATGGTGTGGCAGAGGAGTTTTTCAGTTCGGTGTATCCCACCATCAGCTCGGGCAACAACACCAAAGCCATATTGATCAGCACACCAAAAGGTCTCAATCATTTTTATAAAACTTGGACCAACGCTCAGAATGGTAAAAACGGATACGTTCCAATCGAAGCCAAATGGTACGATGTACCAGGTCGCGACGACAAATTCAAAGAACAAACCATAGCCAACACTAGCGAAGCTCAATGGAGGACGGAATTCGAGTGCGACTTTGTCGGTAGCGAAAACACACTCATTGTACCATCCAAAATAGCCAACATGGTGTTTGGTGTGCCGATCAACACCACAGCCGAAGGTTTGGATGTATACGAAGCTCCTAAAAAGGGCAACATTTATGCCATATGCGTTGATACTTCGCGTGGCGATGAACAAGATTATCATGCCATGAGCGTGATCGATTGCACCAAGATGCCATACCGACAGGTGGCCAAATTCAAAAACAACACGCTTTCGTATCAAGTTTTTCCACATTACATCAAAAAAGTGGGCGACATGTACAATGAAGCGCTGGTTCTTTTTGAAATAAATGACTTGGGACAAGCGGTAGCGGAAGTATTGCACGAAGAATTGGAATATGGCAACATTTTGAGCGTGTCCAACCGTGGCAAACGCGGTCAAAAGGCAGACGGTGGTTTCGGTAGCGGAAAGGTGCAAATGGGTGTGCGCATGAGCTATCAAATCAAGAAAATGGGATGCACCATTCTCAAAGATATGATAGAAAATGATAAATTGATAATTCAAGATTTTGATACAATTTCAGAATTTAGTACGTTTGTGGCTCGTGGAGCCGGTTACGAAGCCAACGAAGGTTACAACGATGACTTGATCAGCACATTGGTGCTTTTTGGTTGGCTTACCACCCAGTCATATTTTAAAGACTACACCAACAGCGACGTTCGTCAAAGAATTTACGAAGAACAAATACGAAAAATCGAAGAACAAGTGATGCCATTCGGCTTTTTTAGCGATGGTATGGATTCTGACAACGAAGATTTGGAAATTTTTAATGAAAACAAAAATTTTAATAAAAAAACAAACGCATCAGAAACATGGGACGACTGAGAAACACATTTTTATAAATATTCTTAAATAATGTGCTTAAAATTTAAAAAAATATGCTAAGATTATATCCAAAGGAGGATAATAATGCCATTTCAAGTCAGTCCTGGCGTTAAGATTGTAGAACGTGATCTTTCGACCATCATACCAACAGT